ATTTTAACAACAACCATTCTCCGCAGATGATCATCCAGCAGATAGGTAAGTGGGACAGGAAGTATAATCGCTTGACCTAAATAGTTAGTTATTACTATAATCGACTAACTATGGCAGCTTACAAATACGGAGAGATGGCTTTAACAGCTAAAAGCATTTCAGACTTTCTAAAGAAGAAGGGTCTGACTGCTTCTATTAAAATATCACGTTATCAGACTCAAATCAAGTCTGTGGAAGTTGCGTTCCCTGGATCTTTAGAAGAAATGCTGAAGAAAGCTGGTATCACTGCCAAGCTAGCAGACATCTCTACTACTGATGAGAAAGCTATCTCAGGTAAGTACAAAGCCAAGTTGATGACTCTATCAACGACTGTTGCTGGTTGTACAAAAGGATCTACTTGTTTCATCCTGAATACCTATACTGAAAAAGGTTCTTTAAAGACTAAAGACTTAGCTCCAGACAAGTTAGATCTTGTTGGAGCAAAAGGATATACCACTCTGGCATCTTTCGATAAGGCAGTCTACTCTGGTATCGAAAACCTTAAAGTTGGTTCAGAGATTAAGACAGCCCTGACTTCTCTGTATAAAACAGTGGCAGACAATAAAGCCAAGACTGATACTGTGGCATTTAACGCTACAGCTAAAAAGGCTATGGCAACAATAAAACCCCAAGACAAACAAGCCATCGGTAAAGACTTCGGTGAGATTCTATCACTGCGTTGGTATCTAACTCAAGACCATAGCAAAGGTTGGAATCAGTTTGGCTTCTCAGTTATCTCAAACGAAGCTCTTGTTGACTTCTACGTTAATAAATTGGTTGGTGGTAAGAAAGTCAAGACAGATGTATCTGCTAAGTTTGAAGCTGGTGCTGCTCCATCCATCGGTGCCATTGTTGATAACATTGATAAGGTTTACAAGTCACCAAAGGCTGAAGAGAAGAAAGCTATTGATGTTCTAAAGGCTCTTGCAGGTAAGGATGATAATACATCCACCAAGATCCTGAAGGCGTTCGAGACTCTTAAGCTGCCTGCATATAACAAACTCAAATCAGTTGTGGGTGCAAGAGGTGCGTTTAGTATCTCCGATGTATCATCTTCTATTCAGAAAATCGCTTCTGCATCAAAGACTCCAGCCAACAGAATCAAGATGTTCAATACTGAATACTCTAAGATCTACGAAGAGCTAGGAAAGAATGCCAGTCCAGAATCATTGAATGTTGTTTTCAGCACACCAACCTATAAGAAGTACTACTCTTTGATTCTTGCTCCGATGGGTTATGCCCTCGTGGACTATATGAACAAGAACAAGATCTACCAAGATATCCTAAACAATATCAGCCGAGAGATGAAGACCGAGCAAGTATATCTAAACTTTGTCGGCGATAAGATGGTGTTCCATAAGAAGCTATTCTCGAATGCTGAGTTTAAGTTCGCTTATGGTGCTAATGCCAAGGACTCTGACAATACTGGTATCAAGTTCTCGATGAAATAATAGCGATTATAAATAACTGTATACTACTTTATAGATGGATTAAATGAAAGATTACAAACAACTTATAAAAGAACTACCATCCAAAACGGTTGTTCTAGCCTGTGGAAAGTTTAACCCTCCAACGATGGGGCACGAACTTGTTATCAAGGCTGTCAAAAAACTCGCCGAACAAAGAAGCGCAGACCACGTAATCTATGCATCCGCTGCATCAGATAACAAAAAGAATCCCCTGTTAGTAGAAAAGAAACTCCAGTATCTTAATCTGGTGTTCCCTAAGACCAACTTTGTTGAGTCTGCAGAGACTTTGCCTAACTTAGTTAAGCAACTCAAAGAGAACTATAAGAATGTCGTTATCGTTACCAGTTCAGATAAGGCTGCTGCATTCCGACGTTTAGGTGTTGAGGTTATCGCAGCTGGTGAGAAAGATCCAGACTCTGATGAATCACTCCGTTCTGCTGCAGCCAAAGGGTTGTATGAAGAATTTAAAAAGGGTCTTCCAACTTCAGTTAGAGAGATCGACTCTCGTCGTTTGATGAACGACGTTCGTATCGGTACTGGCTTGGAAGCTATCAAAGAACAAATTAACCTAGTCAAAGATGATCTCCGTGAAAAGTATTTCCGTGGAGAAATCTTTAAGGTCGGGGAAATCGTAGAATCAAACGGTGAACAATTCGAGATTGTGAAGCGTGGTTCTAATCACTTGCTTGTAAAAGAAGCATCAGGTAAACTTACTTCTAAATGGATTCAAGACTTGCAACCTACTCAAATAAAAACAAGACCAAAGAAGCACCCACAGATTGAGACAGAAAACTGCCCTCAGTGTGGTAAAGAACACACTGGAGTATGTCCAGAAGATTTTAAACAACCGTTTGATCCTATGTTCAAGGAATCATTCAAAGAGTGGAGAAAGAAAAACAAATGACAGAATTAACAGCAGCCCTAAAGGTGGCTTTAGCAAACACCTTCGTAATGTACTTTAAGCTACATTCTTTCCACTGGAATACTGAAGGAAGAGACTTCGCTGAGTTCCATGGATTCTTCGGAGACTTATACGACGATGTTTATGGTGCAGTAGACCCACTTGCTGAAAACCTTCGTAAGCTAGATGTTTATGCTCCAATGAGTTTGATGGAGTTGTATAATAACAAAACTATTATGGAAGAAAGTAGTATCCCAGACATCCAAGGTATGTTGTCTGCTGCATTGGCTGCAAACGATCAAGTCTTGTATAGCCTAAATAAAGTATTCGCCCTTGCTCAGAAAGAAAACAAGCAAGGACTCTGTAACTTTATTGCAGATCGTATCGATACACACGAGAAGCATGGCTGGCAATTGCGTGCTTCGTTAAAGGGATAAGATGAAGTCATTTCTAACTTACTTAAAAGAAGAGAAAGATGCTTTGGGTCATGGATCCAACGCAAAGGATGACCCACAACAACTGAAACATATTCACCATGCCGAAGACCGTCCATTGATGCACGGTGCTGGTGGTTTCGAGCATGCTCGTGGTTCTCTTCTCCAAGCCCATGAACACATGAAGGCTGGTCACCACAATACTAATCTTACTATGAAGTATGATGGTTCTCCATCTGTAGTATTCGGACACCACCCAAAGTCTGGTAAGTTCTTTGTTGCTTCTAAATCTGCATTCAACAAAGACCCTAAGCTAAACTATTCTCATGCTGACATTCAAAAGAACCATGGACATGCTCCAGGTCTTGTCACTAAACTAAGTGCTGCTCTTGAACACCTACCTAAAGTTGCTCCAAATCAAGGTGTTTATCAAGGTGACTTGATGCACTCTCATGGTGATGTACAGCATGATAAGAAAACTGGAACTGCTAAGTTCACACCAAACACTATTACATATACTGCCCATGGAGAAGAAGCTAAGAAAGCTGCTGCTTCTAAAGTTGGTGTAGTAGTTCACCAGAAATATGAACATGGATCTGACAAAGAGTTGCACAATATGTCTGCTACTCCACATCCAGATATGCATAACTTTGGACAACACAAAGATGTCCACTTGAAGTCTGCTGAACACGATACAAGTAAGATTGACTATCCACAAAAAGATCAAGAAACTTTCCACAAGCACATGGCTGCTGCGAAAGAAATTCACGATACTCATGGAGCTAAGATGTATGGTGCTATCCATAAGTCTCATGCTGGTGAAGGTGGACATCTAGGTACTTACATTAACTCTACTGTGCGTGATGCCGAGATCCCAACTGCTGGTGGTTTCAAGAAGCACATGGAAGCTCACTTCGAAAAAGCAGCTGGTAAGCTAAAGTCTGAAGCTGGACAAGCTAAGAAAAAAGCTGAAGGTACAGAACATGCTGCTCATATCGAAGCTAATAAGTCTCATTATGAAAACCTATTGGGAATGCATCAGCATCTACAAAAGGCTAAAGATACATTGGTTACTAACCTAAACAAACACACTGGTGGTTTTGAACATCATATCGACAGTTCTAAAACTGATCCAGAAGGTTTCGTTGTTAATCATGAACACGAAGGTCGTACTGAACCAACTAAGCTGGTTAATCGTAAAGAGTTCAGTAAAGCCAACTTACTAAAAATTAAAAAGTGGAATCAAGGCACATGAAATCATTCATCGACTATCTAATCGAAAACAACTGTACGTGCTGGAAAGGTTACAAGCACAAGCCTGGAACTAAACCATGTGCTGAAGGTTCTTGTGTTAAAGAGTAAGACTATGATTACTTTTAAAGAATTATTCGAAGCTAAAGATGCAGGTGGTCATGGTTCTGAAAAGCACCATGTGACTGCCTTTACTCGTATGAACCCACCTACAACTGGGCACATGCAGGTTATCAACAAGCTACATGCTGTCGCTAAAAAGCATGGAGCAGAACATTCTCTAGTTGTTTCTCACTCCAATGATGCTAAGAAGAATCCTCTGACTCCAGAGCAGAAAATTAAACACCTAAAGCGTTACTCTCCAGAGACTAACGTTTCATCTTCTTCTAAAGAATCCCCAACAATCCTACATCATGCAGCTGAGTTGCATAAGAAAGGTGTTGAACACCTACACGTTGTTGCTGGTTCTGATCGTCACGAACAACTACATAAGCTATTGCACCAGTACAATAACAAAGAAGCTGGCCATGGCCACTATAACTTCAAGAGCATTACAATGCACTCTTCTGGAGATCGTGATCCAGACTCTGAAGGTACTGAAGGTATGTCTGGTACTAAGATGCGTCAACATGCGCACGAAAACAATTTCAAGGAATTCCGTAAGGGTGTTCCATCTCACGTTTCTGACAAACACGCTCATGAGTTAATGAGCGATGTTCGTAAAGGTTCTGGTATTAAAGAAGAAGCCATTAGCTATCAGACATTTATGGAAGTGCGTATGACTGCTGCCATGAAGCTACAGAAAGCATTCCAACGTGAACAAGAGAAAGCTGCTTCTGCACGTAAGGCTGGAGAAGAACTTCTAAAGAAGCCAGCACCACAGAAGACTAACGAGAGCATCACAGAAGAGGAAGAAATGATTTTCACAGAAAGCGTCCACGACAATCGTACAGGTTTTGCTAAACGTCGTCGTGAAGATGACGAAGGTGGTGAGTTGTATCGTCACACTTACAAGTACAATGTATCAAAGCCTGGAGTTAACGATGGTAAGAAACATGAGCGTCATGTGACTACTCCATTAACACCTCGTCCA